CCCTGACTCGAAAAACTCACAGTAGATGCGTAATTTCTAATAGTATTTCGGAGGGTATCAATACCACCCTCCTCCGAACCATTTATTAGAAGATGATCCATGTCCATTTCTAGACACAGAGCCTTTGCAACTGTAGTTTTACCTACGCCGGGCCCACCTGTCAATAACAGGTTAGGCAAGTCTTTATTATCCACAAACTCTTTGAATGTATCTTTTAATTCTTCTGGCAGAATACAATCATCAATAGATTGTGGGCGATATTTCTCGACCCATAGGAATTGTTCTCTCATTACCCATTGTACTCCGAATCCTGTTCAAGAGTTACCCAATATTGCAGGGCCTTTGTTTGGTGACGGAAAGTAGAAATCTTATGGCGTGATACACGCACATTATAATCACCCTCTACAAGTTTCAAGTTTTCAGCACGGAAAAACATTTTAAAATCTGCATCAGATTTACCAACAGGTTCTTTCGCAAGATCAGATGTATCTGATTTTTTATCCAGAGCAACAAAGTTAATTACACCATCCTCGGTCATCAATGCATAATCTGGTAAAGAGTTTATTGACGCAACTTTTGCAATAGTTGACAAAGCAGGTCCAGTAAGAGTGACATCAATATCATACTCTGGAGCCTCTTTTGCATCTGGTGCATTATGTTCTGAATCATCCATCGCAAATGTTGTTGTTGGATGTACAATGATAGATGGATCTGATGCCATAAATTTATATGTTTTTGATCCGTTTGACATAAGTACATACTTATCATTAAATTCCAACTCTGGATATATAGATAAGTTACCCAAGAATCTAGGTAAATCGTAAATGCCAAACTCTACTGGAAACGTTTCTTCCACATCTGCAGAGGCAAGAATGTTTCTCATAACAGACATTGTACTAATTCTGTTTCCTGGCTTTAACAAAAGCGATTGATTGATGTTTGCGAAATTTCGCAAAACTAGTTGGGTCGATTCACTGATTTTCATTTTCATTATCTCCATAAGTTATATCGTGATTGTATAGTGCTAGTATACCATAGTGAACTATTTTAATCAAGTCTTTTCTCCAATCATCTTCATCACCTTTTTTACCATAACGATTAGAATACTTGTCAATATTGCCCATACAAAAACCCTCACCATGTCCTCGACCCATAATAACTTCGGTCGATTGGTAAGTGGTTTTTGAATAGTGGCCTTTATAAGTGTTATCGATATACTGCCGGATTTCATCCAGCAGCACATCTTCATTAAATTTGTAGTCTATCAATTCTTACTCCTTAAAATGGGATTTCTTCACCATCGGCTTTGTCTAGGTCAACACCAGTAACTTCTTCTGTTGATACACCATCATCAGAAATTTTCTGGTAAAGGTCTACAAAAGATGATTTTGTATCATCATCAAAACGATTAGTACACAATTCAATTGACTTTACACGGTCTTTGAAAATCGCATATGTTTCAATAATATGAACCAACCGGCGAGTAGAGATAACATCATCAATACCACCATCTTCGAAGGTTTTCCGAATAGTATGTGCCCATACGGTCAGGTTCATAATAAACGTATCATCTTCCATTCCGAAAGTATCCAATACTTTAGTCAAGATTTTTTTCTCAACAATTTGGTTAGGATATTCCTGTTCAAAAGTAATTTTGAACCGTTCCAGAAACGCTTCGTTCATAACGTTAGTACCTACAAAACGTCCATCATCAGAACCTTTACCTTTTGTATTGGCAGTTGCGACAATAGTAAATCCAGGCGCAGGTTCAACAAACCGATTATCTTTCTTGAGGTAAACACCTTTACCATCAACAATTGATTGCAAACACATAATTTTGTTAGATGCAAGGTCAACCTCATCTAATACCAAAACTGCACCACGTTCCATTGCGCGGATAACTGGTCCAGGCACAAACGAAACATTACCATCAATCAGAGTTTTATCACCCAGAAGGTCTGACTCGTCAGTTTCGACAGTAATAGGTACTACAATACATTCACGTTTCAACTGAGCACAAGCTTGTTGCGTACCGAATGTTTTACCATTACCAGACAAACCAGTAATAAAAACTGGATAAAACATTTTAGATGAAATGATAGTTTTGAGATCTTCAAAATTACCAAACTTTACAAAACTAGGGTCTTTTGCAGGAACCAAGTTTTCAGTATAAGATAAATCAACTTGCATATTAACTACATTGTTAACAGGCGCAGTTGTCACTGGTGTCGAGGTGTTAGTTGTTTCATCAGAAGGCATTTGATATTTACCGCGAGCAACACGATACTTATCAGACTTCAACCATGCAGGGTCAGGCAACTGATGTACCTTTGCAAGATTGTTGATTTGAGTACGTGACAGAACATCAGTACCATAAGTATCCATTGCGAGTTCACAGAACTGTTTACGGGCTTCTAAGTTTTTCATAATATATCCTTTACAGGGTTTCACAGAATCATTCACTTCTTACTTTACTATTGAACCATATTTACATGGCAATGTCAAGCGTTTTAGGCGAATTATTTAACTAAATCGACAAATTTATTCAAAAGTTGGCGATTAGATTTCTTTGATGAACTATGGGCAGCGAATGCTTTTGCAATCCGACCTTTTGTCATATCCGAATTAACTTCAAGTTCAGTTGATTTTGCATCAACTGCATTAACAATATAATATTCATTATAACCAGTAGATTTACTAACAAGAAAATTTTCCTTCCGAAGTTTACGAACCAATGATGTTACATCATTGTAATTTTTTGCAACATAGTTTTGTACTGCATTTCGAGCGTCACTACGGCGAGAACCAACAAGATAAAATCCAATTGCGTTAATGTTATGTTTTTCACGTAGGAAACGCAGAATGAAATTTGTACTATCTTCGTCATTATTTGTGAAAACTTTATTGGTTTGTTTATCGGTCATAACAACTTTAGTACGGCGATATGTCATGAATGATGTTACATGTTTTGCACTACCGTAGTCTTCTACATATTGATCCCAACCACCATTTTCACCATCAGTAAGTACAACTAGGTTTACTTTTTGCAAACCATTTTCACGGCGAAAACGATAGATGATTTCGTCTGCACACCATAGTGCGGCATTCAAAGGAGTTCCAGACAATCCATCTTTTACAAACGTCTGACTCCAGTAGTCGTTATCAATTTTGTGTGCAACATTCAAAATCAAGTTACAGGCAGTTTTGAATTGATTAGCATTCATACGATGTGAAATATAATTACGAAGATTTAAACTTTTATCAATAATAATATCCCCAACATTGTTATTATCAATTTGGTCTGTGTTACCATTGCGTCCATTATCATTAAAACCATAAACTTCAAACGGAATACCAACACGGCGACAAAACATTGCAAGTGTCACAGTCTGGCGCACTGTAGAATAAAGACTACCATGCATAGAACCCGACCAATCAACAAACATAATCATACCATGATTTTTACCATCAGGCAAAACTGTTTTCTTTTTAAAGATATCTTCATTAATCTGATAACTCCACAATTTACTCGCATTAATTTGTCCAGAGTTTGCAGTCATAGACCGAGCATGAGCATCAGCAGACTTCTTCATTTCAAATTCTTTTACTAAGTAAGAAATTGCATTTTTGTTATCAGAGTTGAAATCCGGCATCATATCAGATACTGTACCTATTTGAGATTCCAATTCACCAATAACAACTGTCCAATCGTTAACATGGCGATTGAAAACATCATTGTTAACTTTATTGACATAAGTAATTTCACGAGCATTTCTATCAACTAGGTTTTGTGAATTACGAGACATTGCATCATCAGTATTTGATTTGAGTTCATCAATCGCAGTACCACCAGTACCACCTTCTTTACCACCTAGTATAGAACCATCTTGTTCACTTTGTGATTGAAGCTTTTCATCTACTTCTTTTTGACCAGACTTTTCAGTTTTTTCTTCTTCCTCAGATTCATCAGTATTTTCTTCGGATTTACTTTTTTTATTACTAGTTTCATCTTCTCCATTTTCTTCTGATGCATCATCACTATCTGCATCACCAGAACCGTCAGTATCATTCTGTTGATCTTCACTACCTTGTGAAGGCATAGACTCTCCAGAATTGTCACCTTCTTCACCATCAGGCGAAGATTGACTCTGTTGTTCTTGTTCTTGTTCCTGTTGATTTTCTTGTTTCTCTTTTAGAT